AATGGTGAATGGCATTGTGTCTATTTAGGAGCCAACAAGACTAGAACATCAATGATAGTAAGTGAATTTTGTCCTAGATCTTATATGTGTGAATATGATCCGAATAGTAGTGATAAGCTTTTAGAGTGGTGATAGGGTTTTAGCATGGCGGTAAGGAAAACCAAAAGTGGGCTGGCTCTCAAAAGATGGTTCAAAGAGGACTGGAAAGACGTTTCCACGGGGAAAGCGTGTGGGCGTAGCAAAGGTGATAAACGGAAAACTCCATATTGTCGCCCCTCCAAACGTGTCTCCTCTAAAACCCCCAAAACAACCAAAGAAATGACAGCGGCGGAAAAACGTAGTAGGGTTTCGCAAAAGAAGAGGCTTGGGCAACCAGCAGGTAAGCCAAGAAGGGTGAAGTCATTAAAGAGAAGAAAGAAATCTTAAAGATAATTGAAGACTGGGTTATGAATGATTTAAGTGTAATTGACCCAGATCTGGGGTTTGCGCCTTGTCCTTATGCAAAAAAAGCTTTTAAAGAAGACAAGTTAAGAATAGTTGAGTGTGTTAGCAGGCAGGATTTGTGGGGAACTATAGCGGCACAGTGCAAGAACTTTAGCGATAAGCATTCAATTGTAATCTGTTTAGAAGAGGAACCATCACAAACATACGAAGAAGTTGAGGCGGCTTGTGTGGCAATGAATGAATGGTTTGCCTACAATAAAATGGATGTTTGGTTGCTTGCTTTTCAAACAAATTTTACGATGGTATTCATACAAAGACTGTCAGAATTAGATGAGGCTAGTCAAAAGCTGGAAAAAATGGGATACTATCAAAATTATGACACAGAAGATTACGTTAATTTGATCTTAAACCGCAGATACAGGAGACACGAGAATGGTAGGTGCCAAAAAACAAGCTAAACGTATGCGTGGTGGCGGTGCGACTGCACCTAAAAAGATGATGGGTGGTGGCGCTGCTAAACAAGCTAGGCGTATGCGTGGCGGTGGTGGAGTTGCTCCCAAAAAGATGAGAGGTGGCGGTGCTGCTAAACAAGTTTCTCCTCGTAAACTCATGGCTATGGGATTAATTAAGTAATGGCTGTTTCTGGGTCAACTGATTTTGAGCTAGATGTAAGTGATTACATTGAGGAAGCTTTTGAGCGTTGTGGTCTAGAGCTTCGCACTGGCTACGATTTAAAAACAGCCAGAAGGTCTTTAAATTTAATGCTGGCTGATTGGGCTAATAGAGGCTTGAACCAGTGGACTATTGAGCAACGCACACAAGCTTTAACTAAATCCACATCAAGCTATTCTATTGGTGCGGATGTTATTGATGTTTTGTCTTTTGCGGTTCGTAGAGAAGGCACTGATTTTTCAATGTCTAGGATAAGCCGTGATCAGTATTTGTCTATTCCTACTAAAACAACAGAAGGAAGACCAACGCAGCTTTTTGTGAATCGTCAAATAACTCCTGAAATTAAAGTATGGCCTGCTCCAGACAATTCTACCGACATTATCGTGTATGATTGTTTGACTCGCATGGATGACGCGGATGATTACGATAACACATTGAAAATGCCTTTTCGATTTTATCCGTGTTTAGCTGCTGGTTTATCGTATTATTTGGCTATAAAAAAAGCTCCTGATCGTATTCAAATGTTAAAAGCTATATACGATGAGGAGTTTGAAAGAGCGCAAGCTGAAGATAGAGACAGAGCCTCGTTTAGCGTAACTCCTAATTTACAGTATTACAGGGTTGGCTAATGAGTAAGTTCGCTGTTGGCAAAGACGCTTATGGAATATCAGATAGATCTGGTTTCCGTTATCGTCTGCGTGATATGCGGCAAGAATGGAATGGTCTGCTTGTGGGAAAAGACGAGTGGGATCCGAAGCACCCACAGCTTGAAGTTGTGAGGCATTCGGCTGACCCTGAAGCTCTAAGAAACCCAAGGCCAGACCCAAGAAAAGAGCCAGATGTCCAAGTTCTTTTGTTATTGAATCCTTTTCGATCAGGCAACGCAGGCTCTTCAGTAATCACTGTATTTGAGCCTTCTCATGGGCGCAGCACATCAAATATTGTTATTTTTCGTAAAACACAGGCATTTGACGGTTTTACAAAAACTGTTTTAGAACAAGCTGCGGGATACACGATTACTGTTGTTGATGCTAACTCATATACATTTACTGTTACTGGGGAAACAGCAACAATTGGCGGTCAACAAGGAGGCGGTGCGAACATAACTGCTGAAAAAAGCGCCGCTTCAGGGGCAACGGCACCAACATTTGATGAAACAAGTGTTACACTTGATGCAACAAACAAAACTTTTGACGAGGCTTAAATGGCAAAGCAAGCAGTAGGAATTGGATCGTCAGCTAATGATGGCACGGGTGATACTCTTCGTGTAGGCGCTGATAAAATAAACGACAATTTTGATGAAATTTATGCTGCGTTAGGTAACGGAACAACGCTTACGGATATTATTGATACAAATGGCGTTCTTGACGTTAGCCAAGGCGCTAACAAGATTGTTTTTTACTATGGAGCTTTAACCGACCTGCCCAGCGCATCAACGTATCATGGAGCGGTTGCTCATGTTCATGCAACTGGGGGGATGTATTTTGCCCACGGCGGAGCTTGGCTACGTTTAAGTGATGAGGCAAGCGGCCCCCTGACCAAATACACCGCTGGTGTGAACGGTTCTACTGCGTATACATTTACTGGTCCCGGGGCAACTTCAGGCAATAATCCAAACTTTACCTTCTACAAGGGTCACACATATCTGATTGACAATACAGCTAATGTATCAAGTCATCCCTTGCAAATCAGGACATCTAATGGCGGCTCTGCTTTTACAACAGGGGTGACAGATAACTACAATTCTACCACTGGATTAACCCAGTTTATCGTTCCACATGAGCCAAGCGATACATCTTTGGTATATCAATGCACTAATCATAGTAGTATGGTTGGAAATATAACAATAGTATAGTGAGCAAGTGACATGTCATTTACATACACAGAGCTACAAGACGCAATTAAGAACTTTACAGAGAATGAAGAGACTTCTTTTGTAAATAGTTTGCCTGTGTTTATTAGAAGCGCAGAAGACCGTATTCTAACAGTTGTCGATCTTGAGCTATTTCGTAAAAATGCCACATCTCAGCTTACAATTAATGACCCGTATTTAAACGTGCCTAATGATTATTTATCGTCTTTTTCCTTGCAGATAACAACAGCTAATTACAAGAATTTTTTAGAATTAAAAGACGTTAACTTTCTGCAAGAATATTACAACACATTAAGTGGTACAGCCGTACCAAAGTATTACGGCGTTTTTGACGTAGACAACTTTATTTTAAGCCCAACGCCTAATATAGCATACGATGTCGAGCTTCATTATTACTACAAGCCGACAAGTATAACGGCTGGTGCAGGCACAGGCACTAGCTGGCTCAGTACCAATGCTCCTAACGCCCTTCTTTACGGTTCGCTTGTAGAAGCGTATACTTACATGAAAGGCGAAGCAGATATGCTGCAATTATATGAGCAAAGGTTCATACAGGAAATACAACGCTTGAAGGATTTGGCTGAAGCTAGAGAGAATAGTGATGCCTACAGGAGAGGTCTACCTGATAGGCCACGCACTTAAACAGGAGTAAGAACGATGGCAACATCAAACGCAGCAACCAATTACCTAGAGAGAAGGGTTCTTGACTTCATATTTAAGAACAACTCGCTCTCTTTTGCTACGCCAAATAATGATATATACGTTGGCCTAGCAACCGCCGTAACAAACGCGGAGGCTGGAAATGTTACAGAAGTACAGGTAGACACAGACGATGCCAACTATACAAGGCAGCAAGTCACCGCAGCAAACTGGAAACAGTCAACAACAACCGTAGCTGTTGCTCTGACGAGTAGCGCAACAGAAGTCATACTGACAGACGCAGAAGCGTTCCCGTCATCCGGCGCTGTTGTTGTTGGTGATGAGATCATTACCTTCACTGGTAAAGATGGCACAGCTACCGCAAACACAAACGGTGCAGTTAGCTCATCAGCTAACGTAGCGGTCGATGGAAACAGCGGCACTATTACCGTTGGTATGGTTGTCACTGGTACAGGTATATCCGGCACGGTTAGAGTGGCTACTGTTACAAACCAAAACAACATTGTTTTGAGTTCCGCAGTTTCGATTGGTGATAATGTGGCACTGAATTTTAACGGTGTTAACACTCTTACAGGTGGTACGCGAGGAACATCCAGCACCACTGCCGCCGCGCACAGTGCAGCCGCCGTTGTTGTTTGTGACACTCAACGAGT